CCTTTAGAAAATATAAGTACATTTGATAAAAATAGTGCTTATGTTGTAGGTGCTCAAAGAATATACGATAATAAAATATATGAAGCTTTAGTTGATATTCCCAAGACGGTTAATCATATTTGGAACGATACAGATTCATTAAATAAATTTGGATATGATTTATATACAAATGCAAAAATTCCTAACCCGACAAATGTTTATATTATAGATGGGGTTACTTTAGTTTATGTAATGTCAAATAAACATTATTATATTGCAAAATACACGGGATATGTAGATTATACAGTAGAAACAATTAGTCCTGCCTCTGCACATTTTACAGATTTAGGATTAACTCCTAGTCCATTATATAGAACATCTTTGAATTACCCCGATGGTAAAAAAAACACAGCATTTTGGGGATATGTAAATGGAACTAATCAAAATACAATGCTTGATGAAGTTATAAATAAAAGAGCAATTAATAATAGAAGTTTTACTACAAGCGGAACAACTACATTTAATGGTAGTGGGGTAATGACTTTGTCTACTGCTTTATCTTCAAATATTTATGTGAACGATAAAATTAAAATTAGTGGGACAACTTCAAATGATGGATATTATAAAATACTTAATATTTCTGTTGATAGATTAGTAATCATGATAGGAATTGCAACAATATCAGAAACAATAGCAACACCCATAAATATATATACCCAAACATATATTAAATGGTCGGATTATGGAATTGATAAAATTGCTATATTTAATACTATTTGTGATTTTGCAGAATTAAAAGTTAAAGACGGAGAAAATACCGATTTTATAAATACTTTTGAATTATTCTGTTTTAATGAACCTGGACAAGATACTACTTATATATTAGATATGCTCAATACAGAAAATATAAATACTTTTGAATTATTCTGTTTTAATGAACCAACCAGAAAAGATAAAAATATTATAAGTATAGATAAGTCCTTTAATCAAGAGTTTGAATTTACATTTTTTGGAAATATACAAGAAATAGGTGAGGTTATACAAGGAACTTCTTATTATTTAGGAATGGCAGAAGATAGCACAGCAATAAACGGCAAAAATTATAATCCACTTGTTGAAGCAGACAATGGTGATATTTATTTGCAAGATGAAAATACTCCTGTTATGGTACTAGATGAAAAACAAATAAATATTATTTATGATACTACTTTAAATAGTGTTTTAAATGATAAGATGAAAACATTTATGAGTAAAAATCTAGTAATAAGCGGAGATGTCGGAGATAAAGAAGATTTAGCTTTTTTATTAACTTATGGATTTATTAGGGATTATAGCTTTAATCCAGTAGTAAATGATGAACTAAACAAATTTAATTTTACAACAAGGGAGTTTTTATAATGGCAGCAACAAATATACCAAACGTTCAAAATTGGACAGTCACGCCACAGAATGGTCAACCGGGCTATTTTACTTTAATGAATACATGGCTGGGGCAAAGTACGCTCGTAATAGCAAGTTTGCAAACAGCAATTGCTGCACAAAACACAGCTAATAGTGAGATAAATGCTTTAGCGATTCAAACAGAAAACAATGCAATTATTGCAACTGGATTAGCTAATTTTCAGGGAGATTGGAGTAATGCAGTTACTTACTCTAAAGGGCAATCAGTAGAAAGTACAACGGGAAGTAAAATTTATTATACTTCCAAAGTAGATAATAATTTAAACCATTCTGTAGCAGACACTAATTACTGGTTATATAATCCAATAAATGATAAATTAAATACAGATTTTAGTTTGTTAACAGATAAAGCAACTCCATCAGATACTGATATTTTTGCAATTAGAGAAAGTGGTGGACTGCTTAAAAAATTAAGCTGGGCAAATTTAAAAGCTACTTTAAAAACATATTTTAACACTTTATATATGGGATTAACTGGAAATCAAACAGTAGCTGGAAATAAAAACTTTACTGGAAACTTGCTAATGACTGGTTCATCTAGTATTATTGGTTACGGAACTGGGGCAGGTGGAACAGTTACTCAACCTACAAATAAATTAACAAATATTACTTTGAACAAGCCTAGTGGCAAAATAACTATGAATAATGCTGCTTTAGCGGCTGGTGCAAGTGTTGCATTTATTTTGGGAAATAATACAATAACTACAACAGACATTATAAGTATTACATATGAAGGGTCATATAATATAGACTATGATATTACGGCAGGTAATGGAGCTGGGGGTGCAACTATTGTTGTAAGAAACAAGTCAGCATCAACATTGAGTGATTCTGTTGAATTTTATTTTACAATAATTAAAGGAGCAATAGCATAATGAAACTAGAATTAATAAAATATGACAATGCAAATTGTCTTGAAGGAACAATAAAAGATGAAAAAGAAATAACTATATTTTGTCATGCGTATTCAGATGTTCAAATAGAATTGTTAAAAGAAGATTGTTTAAAATTTGGTGTAAAACTTAATAAAGAGCAATTAGCATTAATTAAAGAGGTTGAATCTAATATTATTTTACCTAATCAAGAAGAAATTGAAGCAGAAAAACAAAAGCAATTTCAAATTCAATTTAGATACGATAGAGATTCATTATTAGCAAAAACAGATATTGAGATAAATAAAGCTGAAGATTTAGGGCAAGATACAAAAGATTTAAGAGTATATCGACAAGCTTTAAGAGATTCTACAAAAGATTGGATTATGCCTAAGGAGTTGTTTTAATGGAAATTTTACTTAATAGATGGCGTGGAACGGGATTAATTTTTTATAAAATAAATGGAAATTTAATCTATGCTTTGTATTTAGGGTTATTAATAGGTTTTTTATCAATATATTATTATGGACTACTTGCTATTTGTTTATATTTAATTGGCGAGTCTTTTGGATGGGGCAAATGGGTTGGGTATTTATGTTTCAACAATCAGTCTAAAAACTATGATGATTTAGAGGGTTATAACTTCCCATATATTCACTATATAGCAAACTATTTTATCAAAGAAAAAAAAGATTATCTTAATTATTGTAGATTAGCTTTATCTTTAAGAGGTTTTATTTGGTGCACTCCAATTTTAATTTTATTAGGATTTGTTGATTTGTTAAGTTGGTATCAAGTGGCTATAAATTCAATAATTTTAGCAATCGGTTTTCCTTTTTCATGTGAATTATCTAAATATTGGAATTTTGAATATAAATCAAAATATCTTTCAATATCTGGTAATTGGGAAAAGCAAGAGGTGATTTATGGATTATTCCAGTTCGTATGTATTACGCTTTCAATTTTAATTTATAAGGGGTTTTGATGGAGTTTAGTGGTTGGATAGTTGCTAATTTAGTAACTATCGTTATATTTTTTATTACTGTTGGATATTATAAAGGTAAAGTCGATACTATCACAAAAGATAATGAAACTTTACATAACAAAATGGATGCGTATCATAGAAGACTAGATACTCACGGGGATGATTTAGTGCGATTAAACACTAAAGCAGAATTAGCTATTACAGCAAAAGAAGTAGACGAAAAGTATCTATCTAAAGAAATGTTTAGACAATTTGAGAAACACATTGATAAGCGTTTTGACAGTATAGAAACTGGATTAGAACAAATTTTAAGTTTTATAAAAAAGGATTAGAATGCTTGGAATATTAAATAATATATTTGGTACTGGCGAAGTAGTCAAGAAAGGTTTAGACTTAATAGATGAAGCTTGGACTTCTGATGAAGAAAAAGCAGAAAATGAAGTAAAAATTATTGAAGCAAAAACAAATGCAAAAGCTACTTTATTAAATGCTTATGCACCTTTTAAATTAGCTCAAAGATACTTAGCTATGATGTTTACTTTTGTTTATTTATTTATTATGATAAATGGAATTTTAGGTTCATTGTATGGTTGGGTAAATATGGAAAATGTAAGAGAATCATTGAAATTCGCGAATGAAATGTGGCTGGGGGAAATAATGATAACAATTGTTGCCTTTTATTTCGGTTCAGGGATGATTGAGTCAGTAGGAAGAACAAAAAAAAGTACAAATTAAGCCCACTTGTAGTATAATTATATCAATTTAAAAAAAAGGTATTATTGTGATTGATATAATAGGTTATGAGGGAATATATAAGATTAGTAAAGATGGGATAGTTTATTCTTGTAGAAGTAATAAAGAACTAAAAGGCTTCAATAAAAATGGAGACCCATTAAATTATAAAAGAGTAGAACTCCAACTTAATGGTAAAAAAAGAAAATTTCAAGTTCATAGACTAGTAGCAGAAGCTTATATTATTAATAAAGAAAATAAGCCATATGTCAATCATGTAAATGGAATTAAAATAGACAATAGAGTTGAAAATCTAGAATGGTGTACGCAAGAAGAAAACCAAATTCACGCATATAAAAATAATTTACAATTTCCAAATAATGGTGTTAAATTTTCAAATAATACTTCAGGATATGTAGGAGTAACAAAGTGTGGCAAAAAATGGAAAGCACAAATAAGACATAACAATATTCTTATTTATTTAGGAGTGCATTGAAGAAATCAAGAAGAAAAATAGAACTGAAAACAAATTAATTATTGGATTAACTATTTCAATGTTTGTGATAACTTCACTTGTTATAACTTTAATTAAAGGATTGTAAAATGGTATATTTAGTAATTAACAACAAAATAAAATTTAATATCAGCAACTTAAATGCTAAAGAGCTTTTAAAAGTTACTGATGGATTAAAAGGTTATGATTTAATGCTATTAAGATTTAATTAACCAATTCAAAATGTGGCTTGTCTAAAAAGCTAACCCAGTCACCACCCCATTGTATTTTAATGTTTAATTGTCTAGCAACTTCTTTAAATTGTTTCGCTAATTCATTAAACATTAAATCTGATTCTTTTGAACCATCAAAAGGGTTGTGACCTTTTTTAAATGGAATAATATCAATAGCTAAAGAGGGAAAATAATTATGTTTTCCTTTTTTCTTTATTCCATCTATTTTACTAAACCCTTTATCATATAGTTCTTTTTGTCTTTCTAGGCTTCTATGACCTTCTATGACTGTAAAATCAGTCACTTTGATTAGTTCATTACAAATCTTAATTAATCTTTCATCTACATTTTTTAAATTGTCTAAACTTCTTTGACTAAAACTAT